AAAAATGTTGACTGATGCTAAAGATGGCGAAGTATTTTCTTATCAACCTCATAACCCTATAGACGGTGAACCAATGAATCCGATTTACCTAAAAAAAATAAATAATACAATAAAAGGAACAACTTTCTTTCAAGCAAATAATATTTTTTCATGGGAAAATTGGGGTAAAATAAGCATGGATGATGTCAATTTTGATATAGTGGTGAGTTTGGAATTATTAAATACATTGCATAGTAATATAGTTTCAGATCAAGATATTACATTAGATAAAATACACCACTATTTTTCTCAGTTAGTGATTAAAACTAGGCACACAACAGAAGCAGCTAATATCGTGTCTATGATTTATGATGTTATGTGTTGCGCCCTAATAACACTACTGCAACTATCCAAAATCAATAATTCTTTATTGATGGATACTATAAGGAAGGTGAAAAAAGGTGAATATAAAGATGATAATGTTTGGTCTAAAGATTTATTTTTTGTCAAACAATATTTCAATAAATTAACCGGTAGAACAGTAAAAGCTACGGATAAAGATTTGCTTTTGAATACTAATAAAGAATCTTTAGTTTATAATGACCAAACTATTACACAAAGGGTAGCTCAAATAAGCACAGAAGCAATAAAATTGAACTCAGTTCAAGCAGTAACAACAGCTTTGCTAGCACCATTAAAAACCGAAAAAACGGTAGCGAATACCATGCTATGGCTTGCAAAAACAACTGGTATTACTGATAAAATTAAAATATTTGCCAGTAACGTATTAGGTATAAAACCAAAAACTTACAATGAATTATTACCTGATAAGGAATTTACTGTTTATAGTTCATGTGTAAGTAAAATACCATATGATAAATTAGAAAAACAAGTTGGCAAAACTAACAATGGTATAGCTTTGGATTTGACTTATGAACAATTAATGGATCACCCCAAAATTACTTGCAATAAAAAACACACGAAAGCCGCTTATTATATATTGCCCAAATTATTGAGTGAACATCATAAACCTTGTGTGTATCATATATGTAATAAAACAAATTATAGTGTGTTTTTGCGCCAATTCACTTTACAACACCCAATTGATTCTTCAATCATGAAGAAATACCATGATTTTTTAGATAACATATATATACCAAAAATATTATTGCTTTTAGAAGATTTTAAATATTGTCCTAACGGTTATTACAATTCATTAGAAACCAGTAAACAAAAAGAACAAGATAAATTCTTTGATAACATTAGACAACCCAAATGTAAAATACCCTTATATGATATGATGGCCAAAATCCAAAAACAGGTGCAGGATGAAAAAATAAGGAGTGTTTCTCAACCTACACCAGATATGAAATATATAATGGGACCTGTTATCAAATATATAGAACAGATAATGATGGATAAATTACCGTCTTACGCACCAGGCAAAAATTGGGAAGAAAAAGAAAAACAAATTAATGACGCAGTAAAAAATGGGTTCAATATTAGCGCCAGTTCAGATGCAATTTCATTTGACAGAACAATAATCAACGAAATGAAATATGTGGGATTTAAGATATACGAACATCTAAAACCGTACATATTTCATGTGATGACCGAATTATTTATAGGTGTGTCAACAGCAGAATTAAAACAAATATTTATAAAAAATGATGCTAGTTTTGTTGATAAACTATTAGTTGCAATAATAAATGGAGGGGTTAATAGTGGTAATATAGATACCACTCTATTAAATACTTGGATAATGGATAGTGGTATAGATTTTGCAGCTTATATGGCCAAACTTGAAAATAAAAATTCAGTTTCCGGTGATGATGCTAATGCTCTTTTTAAGAATACAACGGCTGCAGAAATAGAAAAAGCTTATTATACTGTGTTCCCAACTACACCAACACCAGGTCTGGGTATACAATTAAAACATTTACTGATAACAGCACCAGAAGACGCACTAGTTTGTTCTACTGAAAGGTATACATGTAGAGAACATGGAATTAAATTATCTAGAGATTTATTAAAATATATAGAGAATATTTCCCTCAATGTTAAAGCAGTTAATTACACTGATGATCAAAGAAAACAACTTTGTAGAGATCTAGCAGAGGCTGATTTCTCTTGGGCTGGAAATTCTATAACGAATTATCAATGTTCTTTACCAATAATACGCGCATTTACAAAAAAACTGTATGAAAAAGGTTCAGGTTTAAAAACCATTAAAACCGGCAAAACTAGAAATGTTAAACACACAGACATGCCACTCAAGCGAGATAATGCTGAAATGAAGGAGAAATTTGGACATGATTTTTATGCCATGAGGGACAGAAAAACAAGTGTTGAAAAGTGTTGTGTCGAAGGTTTTTATGCTATGTTGAACAAAAGGTATGGTTTAAGCGAAGCTACAGTTACGTTATTTGAAAATGAAATAGCACAATCTGTGATGCATATAGATGGCGCCGTTTATGATATGATGAAAATAAATAGGGAATGTTATTATAAAGACAAATATTATACAGGTAAAACTATTGCAAAAAAAACTAATATATGGGATAACTTTGCAAATTTAACAGCTAATTTCAAAATACCTTTAATTAGCACTTTTAATACACAAAAAGAAATGAAAACACCACCTATCCAAGTGTTAACAGTTGTTAATGAAAAATTGGAAATTAAACCAGAAATTGAAATGAACACTTTCCTTGAATCAAAACCTGCTAATAAAATATTAAATAGCAGTAAAGACATTATAT